CCTAGTGCTTTGCGGGCTCTTGTTGCCGCGGCTTTAACACCCTTTTCATCAAAAGTTGATGCTTCTGTTAAGTAGTTGTTAAATGCTTGTACGATTTGTTCGTGTTGTGTCATGGTTTCTCCTTTGGTTATTTTACAAGTGCAATGCCAGTAGTCTGTTCGATGTACTGTTTTGCTATACCTGTTTCGGTTTTTGCCAAACATGCAACTGATGTTGCTGTAAGATTAAATTTGCCGTCTGGTGCTACACTAAACATAAACGGGGCTAATCCCAGTCCTTGTTGTTGTGCAATAATTACCATTGGCTTGTTTAGGATGTAGGCTTTGTCAGTCTCTGAATCAAGTCTGCCAACTACCTCTTCTCCACTGCTTAATTTAAAAGATACGGTATCCCCTACCTTATATGGTGCTTCAATTAACATATTATAATGTGTGTCCTGTTCCGGTATAGTTAGTATCTTCAACGTATTTCACAAACTGTTCATAGCCGCCAACTTTATTAGAGCCTACTACAATTTGTGGAAATGTTTTTGCGTTTGGAAAAGTTTCAAATACTTCTTCTCTAGTAAAGTCTTTACCTAGTTCGATGTATTGAAATTGATATTCATTTTTTTCACATAACGCTTTTGCCTTAAGGCAACTTGGACATGCGGGTTTACCCCAGATAGTTATCATAAACTAAATCCTTTTAGTGCGTCCTTGTCTACGTCTTGTTTAATTCCACCAATGATATATGATTCCACTTCAGTTTCTTGAGGTGCAACTTGTAATCCTGATGAACTTAACCAATGCTGTGTCCAAGGTAACGGGTTAGTGTTTACTGGAGCATCAAATATTGCATTCATGCCCAGTGCTTTCAATCGACGGTTTGCAATGTATTCTACATATTGATGTAGTAGAGTTGTATTCAACCCAATCATTGATCCGTCTTTGAACAAGTACTCTGCCCAGTCTTTTTCTTCTGCAACACATTCGCGCCACAAGTCATACACTTCTTCTTGACACTCTTTAGCAATCTTAGCCATCTCTGGATCGTCTTTGCCTTGCGCCCACAGTTTTAATACATGTGTGCTTAGTGCTAAATGTTGTGCTTCATCCCTAGCGATAAGACTAATAATCTTAGCACTACCTTCCATTAGTTTTAGTTCTCCAAAACCAAAAGTACAAGCAAAACTTACGTAGAAACGCAAGCCTTCAAGAATGTTTACAGTTTGCATTGCCATGTAAAGTTTTTTCTTTACATCATACATATTGCCTTCTTTGCGATGTGTATAAGCATCTGCCGCTTCTGTAAATGCATCATAGTGTTTGGTTACACTTGTTGCTCTTGCAACAATCTTCTCATCTTCAAGAATAGTATCAAACACTTCTGCTGGATCAGCATAAACATTTTTCATAATGTGTGTATAACTACGACTATGAATAGTTTCAAAGAAGTCCCAAGTAACAATACAGCCTTCTAGTTCAGGAATAGATACGTGTGGCAAAAATGCTAAACACGGACCACGTCCTTGTACACTATCAAGTAATGTTTGATACTTTAGGTTAGCAGTAAAGATATGTTTCTGCTCTGGGCGAAACTGTGCAAAGTCCGCTCTATCTTTTTGCAAACTCACTTCTTCTGGACGCCAAAAATAACCTAGCATAGTTTGATTAAGTTTATCAAACACTGGAAATTTAAATACGTCATAACGTTGTGTGTTCTGGTCGGCTCCAAAAAACATATTCTGCTTTGTGAAGTCTACTTTTTCTTTATTAAATACGGTCTTTGCCATCTCAGTTCCTTACTTCTTCTATACTATAATACACTCTTAATGCGTATGTGTCAACCTAAATTGCACACGCATCGCAATAATCATCATATTCTTCATCTGTTCCGTTGAACTCTGTACGCTCAACTGGGTTTTCTTTTACATTATCATGCCAGCCTACATTGTGTGCTGGTTCATCAAAAGCCACTTCACTTGGATCAGTTTTATAATCATAAGTGTTTTGATAATAACTAGTCTTCCAACCTAACTTATAAGTTGTAAGCAAGTCTTGAATCATTTGACTCATTGGTACTTCGTTATTTTCGAAGTGAGTCGGGTTATATGACCAGTTACCACTAATGGCTTGATCAAAGAATTTTTGCATTACTGCAACAATATTAATATAACCTGTGTTATTAGGCATATCCCATAACAACGTATAATGTTGTTTTAGTGACTGATACTGCGGAACAATCTGCTTAAGAGGCCCTTTTTTGCTTTTCTTAACGGACAAGTAGCCTCTAGGAGGTTCGATTCCGTTGGTAGCGTTCGACACAACGGAACTGCTCTCCGAAGGCATTTGTGCGGACAATGTGCTGTGCCTAAGTCCGAATTCCAATATGTCTTTCCTAAGAGATGCCCAATCATACTTTAACTTGTTCTCCACTATAGTATCTACTTCTTTCTTGTATGTATCAATTGGAAGTATACCCTTGCTGTATTTAGTACGATTAAAGTACTCACAAGCGCCACGCTCTTTTGCAAGAGTGTTTGATGCTTTCAGTAAGTAGTATTGAAATGCTTCTGTTAGGTCGTGTGCTAGTTGCCATGCTTTTGGATCATCATACTTAACATGATTCTTTGCAAGGTAATGTGCTAGTCCAATGTAGCCTACTCCTAGTGAACGTCTTGCTTTAGTTGACTTCTCTGCCGCCTTAATTGGATAACGTTGATAGTCAATAATTTCTTCTAATGCTCTTACTGCTAGTTCACATAGTTCATCTAAGTCGTCTAATGCTTTTAGTGTTCCTACATTAATAGCACTTAAAATACACAATGCAATTTCGCCTTCTTCGTCATCAATATGATTAAGTGGCTTAGTTGGTAGTGTAATCTCTTGACACAAGTTACTCATGTATACTTTGTCTAAGAATGAACTGTGTGTATTACAATGATCAACATTCATAATATAAATGCGTCCTGTCTCTGCACGTTCTTTGATCAACGCACTAAACAAATCCATTGCTGGAACTTTAGTTTTCTTAATACTTGTAGCACGTTCATACTTTTCGTATAGTTCTTTAAATGTATCTGCATCGCCAAAGTATGCTTCATACAATCCTGGCACATCGTGTGGCGAGAAAAGAGTTATGTCGCCGCCGGCTAATAATCGTTCATACATAGTTTTGTTTAACTGTATGCTGTAATCTAACTTACGTACTCTGTTATCTTCTGTACCTTTATTGTTCTTTAGTACAAGGATGTCATTAATTTCTTGATGCCAAAACGGGAAGTGTGTAGTAGCACTGCCACCACGTACACCATTCTGTGTGCAACAACGTACTGTTGCTTCAAACTTCTTTAGGAACGGGACAATACCTGTGTGTGCTACTTCTCCGCCTCTGATTTTTGCATTGACGCCTCTGATACGTCCTGCATTGATTCCGATACCTGCCCTTTGCGCCGTATAGCGTCCAATAGACATATCGCTGGCAAAGATACTATCAAGGGTATCGTCAGAGTCAACAAGAACGCAACTTGCAAACTGCCTGACAGGGGTCCTGACGCCTGCCATAACGGGCGTTGGGATATTGATTTTAAATAATGAGGTCGCATCGTAGTATCTCCTTACATAGTACATTCTATCTTCTGCTGGATAGTTAGCAAATAATGTTGCCGCAATCATCATATACATGAACTGGGGAGTCTCAAAAATTTCACCAGTTGAACGATCCTGTACTAGGTACTTGTCTGCAACCTGACGCAAGCCTGCGTATGTAAAGTTTTCATCACGTTTATGTTTAATATAAGAATCTAATGAACTAATTTCTTCATCAGTATATGAGTCAAGTATTGCAGGATCATATAGTCCACGATCAATATTTTTTGTAATCATTTCTTTAAACGGGATAGGTTCAAACTTGCCAAATACTTGTTTGCTGATACCATACGACAACAAACGTGCCGCGGCATATTGGTAATTAGGTGCTTCTAATGAAATAAGATCATTCGCACTTCTAATTAAAATTTCTTGGATTTCTCCAGTACTCATACTATCGTAAAATTGTAAGTTTGCATTCATTTCAATTTGACTGCTACTTACGCCTGCTAAACCTTCACATGCTTCTTGTACCACAAAGTGAATTTTGTCTATGTTTAAGTGTTCTTTATTACCGTTACGCTTTACGATCATGGTACCATTTGTCATCTGTGTTGCTCCGTTTTCATTTATCTTTTTCATTTCGTGTGGTATTTAGTTGAGGTGCGGCATGTGATGTTTCTGTTGCGGTTCTAAATCTTTTAGTGCTTGATCCACATGTACATGCGCTGTTGAATTAGATCCTAACACCCTATCACCTACCACTAGTAGATAGTAATGTTCTGATCTTTTATTGTCTATACCAATATGTATCTCGAATTTCTCCCTCGAAAAACGGTCAGTTAACTGTAAAGAATAACACATACCTAGTACACGACAAAAGTCGCAATACATGTTATCATTAACTAACTCCCAAGGGGAAGGCCAAGTACTTGGCGTATACGGGTCTGTATTAATACTCACCGTAGGAATCTTTCTATAATAGTCAATTACATCTTGCAAAGGATCATTAGAGGTTTCTAGTGTGTCTCTAAATGTTGACCATTCAGAGAGCCTTTGCTCATAATTTAGTTCATTCATCTATTACCGTTTTGATCTCACGTGAAACTTGAATGTTCCATCGTCGGTTGCTGTTGCATTACTGACTTTAATTTCTACTGTGTCTTTAGTTGCATCTGCATTTTCGTCAACTAAGTTAGCAGTTAGTTCAAAGTTAGTAACAAGACCTGAAGAACCAGCAAAATTATACTCGTCCCTTACTATAATATTATCATTATCATAGTCAACACTTACATACAGTATTCCGCTACGGTGTGCTTCATATGCTGTACTATGATATACATAATCAATTTCGTAATTTGTATTTGCATCACCAGGTAGTCTAAAATATCTGTTTGCTACTGCTTGGAACACAACTTCTAGTTCGCTTGTTCCGTTCATATCAAACTGACAACTACCTTCTACAATAGGAGTAAACTTTTGATTTACAATATATTGCTGTTCAAATGACAATGCTTCAAAACGTTTGAAGAAGTCACCTTCACTAGTGTTACCTGACTTGTCGTATTTTATTACTGCATAGGCACTGTTCGCTTCTGTGCCATTGCTATTACCAACACTATTAAATGTGTTACCAATACTTGCATTACCAGTACCTTCTTTAACCCAAATAGCATTACGTGCTACTTCGTCAAATGTACTGTTTGTAATTTTTGTTTGTGTTGGGCCAGCGTCTTGTCCTAGTTGTCCTAGTACAGTGTTTTCACCAAACACAACTCCATAACCTAGTTCGTTAAACGTAGCGTTTCTAACTAGAGTATCTTTAATGTTGTAGTCGCTGTAGATTCCGTATGTATATTTTGTAGTAGTAACATTATCAAATGTAAGACCAGTACTCATTACTGCCGCACTGTCACCTATAATGCTAAATGCTTTTTGTGTAGATACCAATGCATCACCTGCTGACCAGTTACCTGAGACTTTAATGTTACTAAACATACTATCTCTTACACTGTGTAAATCAAACATAACACCTGCAACACTTTGATTAATTGTCATGTCGCTTACTGTTATATGTTTTGCTTGATTAATAAAACTGTTTGTTGATGTTGCGGCATATGAGCCAGGAGTGCTGTCGCCGTTAACACATGTAAATGCCTCTGCGGCACTTGTATTAAAAATTGTTTTGTCTTCGCCTGCGCCTTTTATTGTAGCGTATGGTGGAAGTTTAATTGTAGCAGTTAGAACATATGTACCAGGAGCAAGTATAAGTGATACTCTGCTTGACGGATTTGTTTTGTTTGTGTTAATAAACAATTGATCAATTGCTCTTTGGAATGCAACTGTATCGTCTGTAGTACCGTCACCTTTCATTCCAAAGTCTGCGCCATAAACATGATCGTCTAATCGCGATTGTAAACTTCGTTGTATTGGTTGAGTTGAACTCGGGCCAGTAGTTATTCCGCTGTCACCTCTGTATGTATACTGTCCTGCTAATGCAAAAATGTTATCATGCTCTGTAAGTACTTTGGTATTACCAACTGCTGGTGCGCCTTCTGAAACGCTACCGTTACCTACGTAAAATTCTTGTGTATCGATTGCCCAACCAAGTTCACCTGAAGCAAGTTGTGGAAGATTATCTACACCTTTTTTGCCTCGTCTAACTTGTATGCGACTGATTTGTACTACTGCCATATTCGTCTCCTGTTACACATATTTATGCGAACTTCTCGTAATATGTGTAGACTCTGTTGTACCATTCAGTACGCCATTCATCATACTCATGTGGCCACACATCAAACTGTTGATATGTTTCACCGCCTAGTATCATCCCATCATCTCCGCGACTACACATAAAGATATGTCCTTCACGTATGTTAGTTCCGTAGATTTCATTGTGTGCTTCAGCGTATGCTACCAACTGTAAGAAGTAGTTCTGTACATACTCTAGTTTCTTAGGCTTGTTAGTTTGCTTAAAGTCCATAATACAGGGCTGGCCTTTGTACTGTCCTACAAGATCAGTCGTTCCTGCGTACATTTGAGGCACGTAAAGCGCCACTTCGCTACCCCATATCTCATCTACATCACCCATGGCATGTTCAAGAACTTGCTGTGCCATTGCGTGTGCTTTCTTAGCAAATGGATTACTTCCTGGCTCAGGCATTACGCCAAAGTCAACATAGTCTTCCAAATACTTGTGCATACGTGTTCCAACACCTGCGGCTTCTGTAGTAATTTCTCGTGCTTTAGTTTCGCCTACACGTTTGCGCCACGCAATAAGTCCTGACTTGTCGCTTGTAGCATCAAGGATAGTTGTAACACTAGCCACAGCACCG